AAGCACAAGCCGCCAAGAAGTTCGCATTGCAGAATATCGGTAAGGATTATGTAGAAGTCGATGGCAAGGAATACAGCGATGATGATATTCGCAACATTCTCACCCAGGCAGACGAGTACCTTACCGAAAAGATTCCAGCACGGGAGAAATACCTGGCTGAAAAATCGCAATGGCAACAAGACACTATCACAACCCATTCATGGTTGAACGAAGATAGTGAGTTAGCAGAGACCCGCCAGGAGTTATTCGGTAATCTTAAAAAGCAGTACAGTCATGTACTAAACAATCTTCCAAATGGTGACTTTATCGCCGCTACTCTCGTAAGGGGTATCGAAGCGATCAAGGCCGACCAAAAGGCAACCACCGCACCAAAAAAGAAAGCGGTCAAGCCCAAGGCTCCACCTCCTACCGATGGAGGTAATGTATCTCCCCCTGTGGAGAACGCCGCAACCCGGAAACAGAAACAGAAAGATTCTATTAAGCGTAAAGGAACTCTCTCGGTTAATGACTTAGCCGCATTTCTTAGCGACTAAAACTTTAATTATTAAAATTCAAAACTCTTATTAAAAATGGCAATAGCAACTTCATATAGCGTAAATGCAAACCAAGGCGCTCGCGAAAATTTAGAAAACCTTCTAAAAACTGTCGAGCCTACTGAAACACCCTTGTTTTCATTTCTCCCACAATCATCTGCTCCCAAGGCAACTTTAAACGAGTGGTTAGTGGACTCCCTTAACGACCCAAGCATCGCAGGAAACGCGGATGGAATCGATTACACTCTTAATGATATGTCGAACCTCATCGAGTCCCGCGCTCGTCTTGGTAACCGGGTTCAAACCCTCCAGGATCGTTTCGCAATTGGCCGCCAGGCTGAGATGGTCGATGTCGCTCCTAATGGTCAAAATGGTCTCTACAACTCAGCCAAAGCAAAGTCCCTTATCCAACTCAAGCGCTCAATCGAGACTGCTATTGGATCAGGTAATGACCAGTCCGCTGGTTCTTCTTCTGCTGGTGCTACCATGTGTGGCCTCGGCGTATGGAGTGATCCTGCTTTTGTAGGTAACACATTCGACACTTCCTTGAAACAAGGCTTTCGCTCTGTGAGTGGATCTCGTGTAAACTTTGCGAGTCTTACCGAGTCTGCTCTTCGTGGATTGCTTCAGGCAGTATACGAAGCGAGTGGAGCCAAAGGTTCCTATAAATTGTTTGCCGGCCCAGCCGTGATGAACAAGATCACCGATTACACCCGCTCTACTGTTTCTAATGGAAACTTCCAGTTCACCCAGGATGTTAGCGGAAAAACCTTAATCAGAAGCGTTCTTTCTTATGTTTCAGATTTTGGAAGCATCGATATCATTCCTATGCTTCACGGCGGTCGTCAAATCAGTAAAGCAGTAACCGATGCAACGAATGCTAACCCAATCGTAATCACTTCTGCTGGTCATGGTTTTTCAGACGGAGATTCTGTAACTATTAGCGGAGTGCTTGGAAACAACGCCGCTAACGGTACTCACACAGTAGCCAACAAAACTGCTGACACTTTCGAGTTGTCGGGAGTAGCTGGTGATGGTGCATATGTATCCGGCGGAAAGATCACACTTAGCCCAAATACTGCTGAAGGCGTACTTAACGGAAATCGTGCTTATCTTCTTCCTGATGATGACAGCGTTTCCTTAAAATTCCTTGAGGGTATTTCCGTTATGGATCTTCCTGACAATGGTGCTGGAAAGCGTTCGATCTGTGAAACAATGCTCACACTTCGTGTAGCTAACCCACGCTCCTTGGGGTCTATCGTTTAATCATTCATATCAGACAATTAGTAGTTGTTTGTTTTCATGTGTTCATTCAGGGGAGCCGGTTTAGGGGTAGGCCGGCTCCCTTTTTTCTTTCTATAAAATGAGTCTTAATATCATCGTAAAGGGGGGCAAGCGGAGTAGCAGTTCTGAACAGGAGATAGCATACTATCTTCGTAAAGAAACTGAAAGAGCCGCTATGTATGAAAAGAAAAACTATGAAGCTCGCCAGGAGCAGGCTAGGAAGTCGGCTAAATCCCTCGAGGGGGGCAAGGGCGACTTTCGTTTAGCTCGGGTGACTGATTTAACCACTTATATGAGACACCAACAGGAAAGACCTGGATGCTGGGGTGATAAGCAGTTCACCAAGGACTTTGAAAAATCCAACCCCGAGACAGTAGTAAAACACTAAATATTTAAATTATGGGAAATTATGCTACAGCTACATACAGCCAGCTAAAGTCTAGGTTTCAGGCACTAGCTGGTTTAGAATCACTCCAAACAACAGACGCTGGTTTCCTTCGTGATTTAGTAAATCGAAGGGCAAGACTAGCCCACGAGCGTTATCCTTGGCCACAGTTCACCGTGATTGGCGAATCGGTTGGAGTGGTAACCTCAGACGCTAATCGTTTACGAGTATACGGAGCGTCCAATAAGTTAGCTAACGATGCAAATGTCGTATTTCGCATTCATAAAGAAGACCCTGCTAATACCCGTTATCCTGACGAGTATACATTTTTTACAGAACTAGACTCGGGGGGGTATCCGAGCGTTAAAATTATCGAACCTACTGCTCTAAATGCAGTAAATGTATTTATTACTTATCGAAAAGATTTGCGTGGTGAAATAAACTCAGGATCAGCCACCAGCGGATACTATGGTGATGAAGCTGGAGACGAGCAAAATATACCCAATATCTTTTTTGAGTATATGGTCCAAGGTGCTTATGCCGACTTTCTTCGAGGGGATGGCCAAACAGAAAAAGCTACCGTGGAAGAGCAAAATGCAGAAGCATTATTGATCCAAGAGATCGACCTGGTCCGCGAACAAGGCAGACAGTTCCGTAATGATGTTCTGCAATACCGCGCACCTAGCCAGTTCCGCAGGCATAATATACAGGCGGGTGGATCTCCTATTCAGGCAGGTATCGCTAATGTTCAATAATGGCAAGAACCACAACATTTGACTCCTTAAAGAAACGCTTCCAAATGGCGGCAGGCTTGCCGACTTTGACAAGTGTGGATGAGTTCTTTTTTAAGGAGGCAATAAATAGTAGGGCGCAGACTGCATGGCATCGTTGTCAATGGCCTGAACTATTAAAAATTACCCAAAAGAATGTAGCCGCCACATCCAACCCTGCCGCAGATAAAGCAGTACGGATCGATAACGATCTGGATGTGATGGAAATTCACCAGGTATGGACTAAAAACCCATACACGGATCGCAATGCTATCTTACTGGATTTCAAACTAGTCGATGGTTACTTAATTCTACCCGCGGATAGTTCATTAACCTCCGTATTTATACTCGGCACAGCAGTTCGACCAACCTATGGGTCTGACAGTCCTGATGAGCAAAATATTCCTGAATTTCTAAGCAACTACCTGACAGCCGGGTGCCTTAGCGACTTCTTGCGGGGCGATGGCCAAACAGAGGCCGCCATGCGTGAGGAAAATCGGGCAGAGGAATATTTATTTTTAGAAATAGATCGGGCAGAACGCCTACAATCACAAAACAAAATAACCGTAAACACATACCCGAGCTACAGCTTTGGGGTATCAATACTTTCAACCACTTAATATCATGGGGATCGCATCAATAAATGTAAACAATTCGATGGGCGCTAATGGATGCGTCTATATTAACGACACAGTCGCCCATGCAGGTGACTTCATAGCAGTCCAATTTACTGAGGCTTCAGTAATATCCGCACTCACTAGCGTAATGGATAACTCGGCAGGCTTGATCGCTGATGCCACATCTTTTGGGGCAGGCCAAGTGATCTATGTTCCCTTTACTTCCCTAACTCTTTCGAGCGGAGCCGCACTTTTATATAAAGCATAATGCCGGATTTAGGACTTAGACTCTCCATCGGGGAGGTAGATGCCGACAGCATCATTGGTCCCATTGCAAGTGGCCCTGACGGGGTTATCCAAACCGAGGCGGAGGACTTTCTGCTCGTGGAAGCGGGGCAATACTTAGCATTCGATTAACAGGAAATAAATGAATAAGAAAATTTCAGCACTAACTAACCTTGGGGTCACTCCAGCAACGGGAGACATTTTACCGATCACCGATGTAGATGACCTTACAGGATCACCTCAAGGAACCACTAAAGGAGTTACTTTTGGTGATCTTACCGATCACTTGGCTACTCAAGCCAGCCTAGGCTCAACCGAGTCATCACTCACCTCATTGATCAACCTACGGGCCACTCAGGTCAGCCTGGGTAATCACGAGTCGCTAACTCAGGCCCACGGCATCTCATTATTTGGAGCTACCCTTGTGGACGATGCCGATGCCGCAACCGCTCGCACTACGCTTGATGTGGATGCCGCTGGTACAGATAACTCCACCGATGTTACCTTAGATACTGCTCTGCACGATTATTTGAGTTTAACAGGGCAAACTATTTCTTTGGGGGCGATCGATCTGTCCACAGATGTTACAGGCTTACTGCCCAACACAAGTGTAAGTGGTCTAGGCACAGCCGCCACTACCGCATCAACTGACTACGCAACTGCGGCTCAAGGCACATTAGCAGATAGTGCTACTCAACCAGCAGACAACATCTCCACGCTCACCAACGATAGCGGATTCATAACAGGAGTAACTGCGGGAGAACTTGGAGACTTTGACTTTGATGATAATGCGATATTTGGATTTGCGGCAAAAGTAGAGACCCCAACGATCACAGCAAATGCTTATACACTATTAGACTCAGACAACGGTAAAGTATTAGCCTTAGATAACGGGGCTACAGCTATGACTCTCAATGTAGATACCGGGTTACCAGCCTCCTTTAATTGTAGCTTCATACAAAAGGGAGCGGGTCAAGTATCGTTCGCAGGTACAGCAACAGTAAACAACAGACAGTCTCACACAAAGATCAACGGTCAGTACGGAGTAGCTAGCATTGTTGCTTACGATACCGACACTTACATCTTAGCCGGAGACACCGCTTCTTAAGAGATGTTCGTACTTCCTACATTTGGGTTAGGTGTTATCGCCAGTCCTACTGTACCGCCGGGAACCTTTGATACAGCTACGCTGGTAAACGGAAACAATGTAAAAGGTGCTGAGAACACGATTACCTTTACTGTTCAACCAAGTAGAGACATAGACGCTGGAGATTCAATCACACTTGCTGGATTAACAGGATCACAAACAGCAGACGGTTCCTTAACTTTAAGCGGGGCGGGAGCATCTGTATTTGGTGGTATCGGTTCTTGGACACAGTCAACAGGTACGCTTGTACTTACAGTAGATACAGGTCAGACATTAAGCACAGGTTCCGATACTGTTATTACATTTAATCTTACCAACCCAGCTACCGTATCAAGTGGGGTGAGTGGAGTTACTCTTGATGGTCCGAACTTTATACAAGCAAGCATCAGCGGTACATTCTTGAGTGCTGTTGATCTATTCAATGTAACCACACGAGACACCGAAGCGAACATCTTAGCAAGCACACCATTCAATCCAAGCGGAGAAGTTAATATCGCTCTAGGAACGGACACAGGTTATTACTACATCTACGATGGTAGTGCTTGGTACATCTACAATAACGATGTGACTGATCCTGTTATCATCACAGCTACCAATACGGAAGCTACTATATTAGCATCAACACCTACTGCTTACACAATCGAACAAGCAACTGATACAGATGACTTATATCTATATGACGGAACTGCTTGGTACATCTTCAATAACGATTCTTAATAAACATGAGTACGATTACACCAACAACATCTTCAACCAGACCAACAGGAGTCCAAGGTAGGATTGCATTTGAAACTGATACCAAGAATATCATTGTTTATGACGGTGCCTTTTGGCGATCTTATGCGAGCGATGGCTCCGGCGGATGGTCAGGCATTAATGATTATTATTTAAGCTTTGATGGTGTAGACGATTATTTAAGTAGTTCTTACGGTTTAGATAGTCCGGGGTCAGGTGATTTTAGTGTTAGCTTCTGGTATAAAACTTCATCAATTCCAACTGGAACAAAAGTTGTTTTTTATGCGGGTGATATTCAGAATACATCAACATTACAATTAAACCTAAGAGGTTCTACTGACTCTAGTAATCCAACTAAGTTTCGTTTTTATACTGCTGACTCTAGTGGCCAGACTATCTTCGATAACTATTCTAATTTTCAGTACACTACAAATACATGGTATCATGTTACTTTTGTGCGTAGTGGTACAAATCTAAAAGTATATATAGGTGATTCAACTAACAGTCTGTCTCTACAGATGAATGTAACGAACAACCAGCTGTCTCAAACTTTTGGCGGAGGTTATTTTTTATTGAGTATGTTCCCGTCATCAAACCCCATATACTGGCCTACCGGAAGTACTTATCTTCCGGGCTTAGGCGATATAGATGAATTGGCTGTTTTTCATTCTGCATTAACACAAAGTCAGATAACGAATATCTACAAAGGGGAGAGCGACGGAGGAAGCGGCGGAACGAATGGAACTAAAGGGAATCTTACAAGTTTTGATCCTGTCGTTTGGTACAGAATGGGGGATGGCGATGAAGCTGGAAGTGGTTCTACAGTTTATGATATGTCCGCTAATAATTACCACGCCACTCTTTATAACAGTCCATCCTATACTAGTTACTAATTATGAGAACATACTGCATTATAGACGCATCAGAGGTTAGCTCTGTAGACTTCAACCAAGTACTTCAAACCTCCTCTGATACCCTTCGTTATTCAGTTGATGGAAGTAAGGCTTTATTAAAGTACGAAGGCGACCAGCCCTCCTTCCTTAGCGGTAAACAAGAGTACACCCACTCAGAAATTCTAGCGATCCTAGCAACAGACGAGTGGACATCTGACGAACCCTTTTAATAGCCATGCCAACAACAATACCAACAACCACATCCTCAACACGCCCCGGCTCGCCGTCTGCGGGTGATGCTTACTTTGAAACAGACACGAAGAACTACATCATCTATGACGGTGCTAATTGGCGAGCGTATAATAGTGATGGTGTTTCTTTATCTGACATAACTAATACATACTCTCTCGATTTAGACGGAGCAGATGAGTATTTGACCGCAGGTAGTGAGACTTTATTTGACACTTCTTCTGCATTCAGTTTCTCAGGATGGGTCAAATTAGACACATACGCTAACAGCTTCCCCGTTATCTTTCAGGCTAAAACAGATTTAGGCACCAGTAAAGGTTTTGCTATTTTTCTTAATCAAAGTACTAATAATTATTCCGGAGTTAGTTTCGGAGTTGGGGGAGCCACTAGTGGTTCAGGTACGCCTAGATTAACTACTAACAGTACTGCGGTAGCTTCAGATTTGGTGGGCAATTGGAGGCATATTTGTATAACATTTGATGGGGTTGATATTAGTGCAGGTGGTAACGGAGTCGCGGGCGTTCAAGACACTACATCAGGCTTTAAGTTATACATAAACAATTCTTTACAGACTTTATACACATCTGGAAGTTTGGGTGCTTATGATAATAGTAACTTTTTGGGAAGTGGATTTGCTGGTACAAACGAATACTATTTAGACGGTCATATTGACGAGTTTTCTATTTACAATACCGAGCTATCCGCAAATCAAGTTTCAGAACTTTATAACGGAGGTGTCGCTGGTGTGAATGTAAATTCTTTAAATCCTGTAGGTTGGTGGAGAATGGGTGACGCTTCAGGTGATACTTGGGACAGTACTAATTGGACAATAGATAATGCAGCATCAGGTACTAATTCACTAGGTTCAAACGCTGATGCAACCTCAGTAAACATGGAACAAGCAGACAGGACTGCTGATGTAGCTTCCTAATTATGAAAACATATATAATAATTGACGCATCAGAAGTGGATAATGTTGATTTCTCTCAAGTACAAGAAACATCCGCTGACACACTTCGCTACTCATTAGACGGTACTAAGACATTCGTTAAGTACGAAGGCACCCAACCATTCTTTCTACTCGGCAAGACGGAGTACACACACGAAGAGATACTTCCGATCATGCAAAGTCCTGAGTGGGCGAGCGAAGAACCTATCTGATGCTCTATGTCATCTCCATTGCGACTCTTCTGCTCGCTGGTTGCTCATTGCGATCCACCTACCCAACACTTGGCGCAATCGCTGGTGGTGGGGTAGGTAGCTTGGGCGGACCTGGAGGAGCCGCACTTGGTGCGGGTACAGGAGCCTTGGTTGGCGAGGCATTGAAAAATGCCGATGCCTTGGTGGAAGCGGAGGAGCGAATTGAAGCATTAACCCACGGAGATGTTTCCGCACTCGTGGCCCAAGGAATGGCAGAACACCAATCAGGCTTCGATCAATTTACTAGCTCCATCAAACGGTGGCTCACATGGGCGGCTATTGGGCTGGGTTGCTACCTAGCGATCCCCATCTTTGTTGCCCGTAAGTGCAGTAAGACCGAAGCGATTAAGAACCAAACCCGTCCACCATTTCCAGCAAAATGAAAAACTTTTATTTACTAAAAGACAAGTTTCACACCCTATCAAAAAGGGGCAAAATGATAACGATATTTGTAGGCATAGTGGTTCTGCTTATTTTACTCGATGCGTGTAATGGATAGAATAAGCATGGCAGGAATGGCGGGAACCGCCGCCACCTTTGGGCTTGGCACAGTCAATGAGATTGTGGGCATCGTGGCGGGCGTGGCGACCATCATCTTTATGGGCATTAAGATTTTCCAAGAGATCCGAAAGAAATAGATAGATGTCGAGATATCGATCATACGGCCAACTAGACGATCCATTCGTAACAGAAGGGGATACATTCTTCTTGCGGATGAATGCCCGTCTGCGGCCTAACCAGTTAAAGCCTGGTGAGGTAGCCCTGTCGAAGAATGGCCGGATGAACGATGACGGGACTTGGCAACCCCGCAAAGGATTATCGACCCTGTTCGGATCAATCACATCGGGAGAAGATGCGATCCGCATACCCTATGTAATTTTATCGGCCTCCCGTTCATCGGGCGTTGTCAGTTTAGTACTAGATGACACTCCCAACCTGTCCTTCATTCCTGGTGATAATATAACTGTGGATGATGTGGACCCTTCAGTAGATGGCACACACACTTTATCTACCGTAAACTTTAACACTAAGACCATCACCTTTGCCAATGCCGGGAGTGATGCAACCTTTACCGTGCAGGACTCATCGGTAGGCAACACCTCAGTATGTTCTGTTGGCAACTCGATTGCCACCACCCTGGATTTTACCCTAAACGATGACGGGGTAAATGAGGTTTATGGATCAGCGGTTTACAGCGATGCTTCATCGAACTCGGATGACTACATATTTACCGCGACAAATAATGTTTGTGTGATTGTCCGACTAAAAGACACAGCCCTATTTAAGTGCCGATATGAGGGCGGAGGGGAGACTGTGGATGCTCCTGTGGGTATGTCTCAAGGATTTGATAAAATGTTTATCTTCCGCCCAAGGAAAACCGCTTTGTCGGCCAGCCCATCACTTAATGAAATCGGCATATCCTCTGCCTCTCAATCAGGTCAGGTAATAACGGTAAATACATCAGCAAATCATGGTCGGGTAGTGGGTGACTTTGTCACGCTGACAAACCTAGGTAATTGGACCATCAATCCCAATAACTGTTATCAGATAGTAACCGCTCCAACTGCCACTCAATTCACCGTGGAGATGGCAGGATCTCAGACAGCTACCTTTAATGTATCGGGTGCATCGGCTGAATACTTTGCGGATTTTACCAGGGTAGCTCGTGGCACTTATACAGCGCCCGCTTATCTTACAGACACCACCGCTACTGCACTAAACGGCGTGGTAACTATGGATGTGATCAATCATGGGCTGGAGCAAGGAAACGAGGTAACCATTAGGGATGGGGCATCCCCATACGATTTATTCCAAAATCAAAAAGCAATCATTACTTCCACCCCAACAGTAGACCAATTTACTTTTAATTTGGGGGTAGAGACAGTATCACTTGGTGCATCCCTCACGGTTTCCAAACAGTTGGCAATCGGTAAGGGATTTATCCATATGCCATCTGCCCCGTGGGGAGAGTTTCACCAGCGTAGACTTTGGCTCCCGTACTGGTACACTTCGGATGTATCACCCAGCACTCGAAATGTTCGGGACGAACTCATTGCCAGCGATATCTTTGATAGCGATACATATGATAGAATCGGAAATCAGTTCCGAGCGAGTGCCGGGCAGAGCGATTACACCGTGGGGCTTACAGGTTTTACCAACGATTCCATAGTGGTATTCAACCGCAAATCGATCCACCTGATGACAGGCGTGAGTGGATCTCTTTCCGATGTGTCCACCAATGTGGTAACCACAGAGATCGGAGCATCCGCAAGGAAGTCAATCGTCCAGGTGGCGAACAAGATTCTATTCTTATCAGACCAAGGAATATATTCTGTCGAGTTCCTTGATGAATACAATTTACGAGGAACAGGCACACCGATATCCGAAACCATTCAGCCATTTATAGATCGGATAAATCAGAACTATGCCCACCTTTCCACAGGCGTATATTTCAACTCCCGCTACTGGCTGGCCGTCCCACTAGACTCTACTCCTGGTGCGGGCAATGCGACTAAGCTCAACACCATAATCGTTTATAACTTTATCAACGGCGGTTTTGAAAGCATTGACTCTGTAAACTCTGTAGACTTTGCCATTCGCGATTTACTTGTTGCCCGTGAAGGAGCGCAGAATGCTTTGTATCTCACAACCGAAGAGGGCGGGGTGCATAAGGTTGATGGCAATGAGGGAGGCGATGTGGTTTCGATTACAGCAGGGCAGGCAAGTCCCTCCACCATCCCTATAATTAGTCAGCTAACCACCCGCCAATACGATGCCGAAAGTATGGACCGTAAAACATACAGCCGCGCAGAGTTCCATGTAAAATCAAATACCGGCTTTTCTACTGACGGTAACATCCAATTTATAACCGAAGACCCCGACTCGGTAAGCACAAGCACAGCTATCTCCAGCCTACTGGGTAACTCATTGCCCGACTCGGAGGAGGCCTCCCTACGCCTTCGGGTAAATAAGAAGGGGTTTGGCATACAGGCAGATTTCCGGCCATCCATAGGCCGACCATACCTTCGGGCTACCAAGATAGACGCTAGAATCAGTAACCGATCCACCACATCAATTTCATAAGGAGAATATAATCATGCCAGTATTACAAACAGGACAAAGTTTCGCATCGGGCGACCAGGTAACCGCGACCAAATTACAGGACATCGCAAACCTTGCTACATTTCGTACAGGTGCTAATAACACCGCAGACGGTTCAACCATAGAAGTCGATGCCTCGGGCGGATATTTAAAAGTCAAACAGACAGGTATTACATCTAACGAACTAGCGGATAACTCCGTTATTACTGCCAAGATACAGGACGGGGCGGTGACTGCGGCCAAGCTCGATAGTGCGGCAGTAAGTGTACTCATGCCGACTTCCACCATTTTGCCGTATGCTGGGATATCCTTACCAGGCAATCCAGGTGATTGGTTGTATTGTGACGGTTCAGAATATGACAGAGAAATAACACCTGGAGTTAGTACACCACTTTTTGCGGCATTAGGACTTACCTACGGAGTGGGAGACGGATCAACCACATTTAATATCCCTGACCTTCGTGGACGAGTAATTGCGGGTCAGGACGATATGGGTGGTTCATCCGCTAATCGCCTAACCGGTCAGGCTGGCGGCGTTAATGGAGATATTTTAGGTGGCACAGGGGGTGCTGAAACGCATACATTGTCAACCGCTCAAATGCCTTCACACGATCACGGAGGAGGAACGGTCGGAACTGGTTTTCTAGGAGATGTTTCGGGAGGTGGAGGAAGAACGCATCCTGAAGGAAATGGTGGAAATGTAAGTTCCGAAGGCAGCGACCAAGCCCACAACAATGTTCAGCCCACAATCATTTTAAATTACATAATTAAAACCTGATAAAGTCATGGAATCATTAGACGCACTTAAACGGCTCATAGGCATGGGTCCATCAGAAGAAGAAATAGCCGAGGAAGCACAGAGAAGGTTACAGATGCAAAGCCATTCTTTCTTGGGTAATATAGATTACAGTCGGATGAAAGATCCAGGTGATTCTGCATACATGAAAAATCCCGCAAATTATGCAAAAGAAAAAAACCCTACCTTTTTCCCTGATACCAACCCTAGTGCATTTAATCAAAATGTATCACAGGATGATATAGTTAAATATCTAGAATCTAAAGGACCAGCAGGAGAATCCCTCGCATATATCAATCCAATGGAACGCGAACTGCTCATGCGTTCAGGCGCTAGTGGAAAGATGACTTCCGAAGGAATAGTATCCTATGCCCCCGAAGACCCCCTCAAGCAAGCGGCCACTCTGCTTAATATGGCCGCACCCGAGGGTGAAGAGGTTGCATACATTAACGACAAGGAGGCAAAACTCTTAAAGAGTAAAGGTGGTGCGGGTAAACCCGTAAACTCATCGGGAGTAAAATCCTACTTTATCCAAAAACTATTTGGTGGAGGTAAAGATGCACCTCAACTCGAAAAGTTCGATGTTGGGCAATCTGCCCGCGATTATGTAAACGCGATGTCCGATCCCCGTTTGCAGGATCAAATGCTTCAAAATCGTCAACGCTACGATCCGCAGTATCAGGACTTGCAAATGGGTCTTGCCCGCCGAGCCGCCGACCCTATGGCACAGCTTGCGGAGCAACAGGCCATGCGGTCGCAGGAGTTTGGCTCACAAATGGCAGAACGCCAGGCTGGTTCCGATATGTCCCTAATGAATCGATTCGGGGCAGACATGACTGCCGCAGTTCGTGCATCCGATCCGCTCATGCAAGCCCGCGTAAACCAAGCAAACGAGTTGGCCAATCAGGCATATCGCGAGTCACAGATGACTGACTTGTCGCCCGAAATGAGACGCAGGGCAACTCAGTCTGCCCGCGAAGGCTTAGTATCGAGAGGGCGGGGTATGGACAATGTGGGCATTGCGGCCGAGGCGATGAGCCGTGAGGATTATTTGCGGGATATTATAAACCAAAATCGTGACAATGCTATGAAGTTTGGTGGGTATGCGATGCGTGGTAACCAAGCAACCTCCTACGATCCACTCCGACTTACAGGTGGCGGGCAAAACTTCGTACAGCAAGGGTATGGCCAACGAGCCGCCCTATTCGGAATGCCACAGGAATCAGTCACTCGTATCAATCCCGATGCCGGAGTAAATATCGGTATGCAGGAATATGCGAACCGGGCGAACTACCTGGCAAACACTTATGCGGCTAAAGAACAAGCGGCCGCAGGTGCGGCTAGTGGATTCATGGGTGCATTAGGCTCATTAGGCGGAGGGATGCTACAAGGAGGATTCTCCAAAGGTGGTAAATTTAATAAAAGCTAATATCATGGCAATAGGAGACACAGTTCAGGCGGGACTCATGCGAGTCGATTTCTCACCATTCCTTGAAGCGGGACGGGCAAATGCCGCCGCCAATGCATCCTTTGGTCAGGCACTCGGCCAAGTGGCAAAGGGATTTATCGAAGGGCAACAGAAAAAGAAAAGGGCAAGCGAGATTGCTGGCTTTTTGA